AGAGATCTCTGAAACTCTGCCCATCTGTCGACAGCTACGTGATAGACCGCAGCATTTATAACGCACAGTTGGGGGAAGGACAACGGATGACCCATGAGTTGACCTTCGAGAGCTTCTACCTCGCCAATTCCGGTACTTTTAGGGTACCGTACTTTCGCCATCGAGCAGGAGTAGATCCCTACGTCGACGTCGGGGATGTCTGGTAAACCATTCATCACCGCCATCGTGCACGACTTATTAAGTAGGTCAGTCGCCGCTTCGTAGTCTCCTGAGATCCAAGATGGCATGAAATCAATTTTGCGGTCAATTGTTCTGACTTTCTCAGTGAGATCTTGGTCAAGCATGGTGCTTTGCCATTGCTTTTTCCAAGCCGAGATCATCTGACCTTGAAGAGGTTGGAGAGCTGAATAGAGATAACCATCCCCCTTTGTGATCATGCGAAACTTTCCAGGTTCTGGTAAAGCAACAACATCAACACAAAGGGAACTAGAGTCAAGTGGGTTGAGAGTGATATCCTCAACGGCTCTAGCGGAGACGTGTTTGAACTGAGACACACGCCACTGTTCCAGTCCATGATGAAGAGCACGAAGTTTTCCAATCGTACGCTCCTCCATGGCATCCGGGTAATGAAAGCGCTGAACTAAGCTTAACGCACCGCCGTTCTCACGGCTAGCTTGTAAGCAGGCGCTACCAGTTGGTAGAAACTTAACGCGTGGACCCATCGCTTCGATGGTGAACACACGTTGAGAGATACTTTCCACCTTTGCAAGGATGTCGGGATTCACGACAACCTGCGGGCGACCGAGTCGCTCCGCATGTTTCTTGAATGCCTCGAGTTTCTTTAACTCCGACATCTGGGGCCATGACTGCTTAGCACCTTTCTGAAGCGAGTAGATGAAAGAAACATCACGTCTCGCTAGTGCCCTGCAGATCACCATCTTGCAAAAACCCGAAAATAACGGTACAGTATTCCAGTCGTCCCGGACTGGTTCCTGATGATCCTTAAACAGCTTGCACATGAGCAGATCGAGCCAATACTTAATGTAAGATTGCTCGCGGTTCATATCGTTCTCCATAGAATGGATACGGACCGCTATCTTGCCCATGCTCCTCAAAAGTCGCCTAAAATCTCTCTGGCTGAACCATTCAGTCCTAAGAGAGAAATAAGCACAAAAGGGGACCGCAAGTGACCTTACCAAATCCTTCGTAGAATTGCTGAAGACGCAATCCCTAGTTGGACGACAACTCGTCTCAACGATTGTGGTTATAAGTTTTTCTACGTTCCTGGTAAGGACTTTGGATCTAACCGTAGAATCACCCATAACAGTGCCATGCGTAGCACCATCGCTGCCATTCAGAGAATGTAAAATTGATTCGATTTTCATTTTCACACTGTGAGGTAAGCCTTTCTACCTCAGGATATCTTAGATTGATG